CCATATTCGGAGAATGATGTGCCATTCTTCCAGAGATTGCACGTAACGTAAGAACTTGTCCATGTACTTTTCCATCATCTTTAACTGCATCTATCCATGATTGTATCTGTGCTATCCTTTTACGTAGCATTAAAAACTCTGCTATTTTTTTTGCTTCAGGTAAATCTACATCTCTTAACACACCCTCATCAACAATAGGATGCCCCTTGTCTGTAAACTTTTTAGGCTTCCATCCTCTAGATAAAAGTCTTTTAACTATCTGTTGCCTGGAAGACAAATTAAATTTTTGATAATCAATCAGAGAATGAACACCTCCCACGATAGATAAATCTTCTATATGTTTTAGTCCAACTGAAGATAAAGAACCATCCTTTTTAATTTTAGGTGTAACCTCCCTGATAAAAACAGGTATCGGTGGGAACATATCTGTTACTTCTTTTTCAATCTTATCAGACTGATCTTTTAATCTTGCAATTAGACATGTTGCTTTCTCCATATCCAAAGCAAAACCGTTTCGTTCTTGTTGAGACACTAACCTTCTTACTTCATATTCCAAGTCTATGCACTGCCTACGAATAGTATGTACGTGTGGCTGAAGTGCAATGTAAAGTCTTTCTGTAAGTTCTACATCACGAATGCAGTAGTCTATCATCTCCTGTGTAAGGCGAGAGAAGTCATGAAATTCTATCTTATCAAAGCCTAGCCTTTGCCCCCAGGATTCTAAAGAATGTCCACCATCTCTGACAGGATCAGTTAGTTGAGAAAGTATTAGCGTATCTTCAATACGATCTATGTCAATGTAAACTGATGTAAGTTTATTAATAACATTGGCATCAAAAGATATACCGTTGTGCATAATAAATTTAGACACACGCTTTGCAAACAAAGGAAATGTTTCATAACACTGCTTCTCTTTCCAGACATGTACCTTACCTGACTCGCGTTCTTTAGCTACAATACAAAATATTTCTGTTGCATCTAAATCGTCAGTCTCAATATCTAGAACAACTTCCATATTCTACAGTTCCTGATTGGAATTATTTCCTTCTGCATCATCGCCTAGATTACGTACCTCTGTCAACCTTCCTGTATCCTTATTAAAAAATAGGTGAGAAGCTATACCAGTATCTCCAGCATACCTGTTCTTCAATACTCTGATAGTTGTTGTGTTGGCTATATTAGGATCATCAGATTGTTGGTCACGTTCCATAGCTACCACTGCATCACTAAGCTGCGCTATGCTCTGACTACCTCTAAGATGGGACAGGTTAACCTCTCTGCCATTCTCATGTCCGTTATCACCTTGTGCGCGGCGTAGGTGAGAGACGAGAAGCATGGCTACGTTTGTCTCCTCTACTATTGATCTTAATTTAGTCATAAGATTGTCAATGTTTCTACGCTCGTCGTCTCCCTCCAAACCAGAAACTAATATCGATAAGTGATCTAAGAATATCCACTTACAATCCAAAGCTTTAATCATGTACCTTACTCTTGAAAGTATCTCGTCAGTTTTCATACTTCCAAAATGATCGAAGGCATAAAATCTCCTGGTTCCTACTGTTGCTTCCTGCCATGCACGTAAGTCATTCATACTGAACTGGTCACGCACCTCACGAATGTACAGCCTAGCGTTAGCCTCGACTGACATGAGGTGAAAGATAGTTGACCTTACATTCTCTTCTAGGGATATCACACCTATGTTTTCTTCTGTGTTATTAAGCACATGGTGCATAAGTTCACGCATGACACTTGACTTACCAGTACCTGTACCAGCCGTAAATGTTACTAGCTCACCTGTACGAATACCATACAGCTTCTCATTCAAACCCTCGAATGGATACAGACAAGTCTTGTACTCACCCTCGTCGTACAAGCCATCACCCATGTCAGCAAGATTAAGAATACCAGCGGGGGTATACACCTTGGCATCCCACCATGCGCGAGAGAATTGCTCACGCTTACCACCCTGTAAATATTCAGACGCATCCTTGCCATCTGTCATGCAGACAATGCGACAAGTGTTAGGTTCAAACAATGAAGCTACTTGTTGCGCTGCCTTCTTTCCTTTGTCATCCGCATCAAAACATAAGACAACATTATCAAACTTTGAAAGGTATTCTAGGTTAGCTTTACAATCTTTGAGTGCAGACTGAACACCATTTTTGATAGACAACACAGGCCATTTACTTCCAAGCATTTCAAATGCTGATAGTGCATCTAACTCACCTTCACAGATTGTTACGTACTTACCACCAGCATTGAAAAGGTTTTGACCAAACAAAACACCTCGTCCCAATGCACCCACTGGTTCAGCAGGGAAGTCTTTAGTTTCTACTACACGAATCTTATCAGCTATATGATTACCATTAACGTCATGGTAAGGATAACGATGTTTTATTATATTACCTTTGCCGTCTTTAACTGTTCTAACATTATATTTTTTACAAGTATTTAGAGATATTTTTCTATCAGGTATATCAGTTATAAATCCTTGGGTGGTAGTTATTGGACTTACATTAGTAGTTACTTGTTTAGACATGATAGGATAGTCTCCTCTTCCTTCAAATCTTGTTTGACAACTAAAACAATATTCATGGCCGTCTGAATACAATGCTCTCGCATCAGACGAACCACAGTCCTCACATGGCCTGTGTGCCTCTATTAACACATTGTCATTGTCATTCATACCAACCTCTGGGTTATTGATAAATAACTAAATAGCATATTTTTAAAACTTAGTCAACAGCTTAATTTGTATATTGAAATCAATCACTTAAAAAATTATTCACGTATGAGGAAGATCTATGTAAACATTAACAATCTTGCTCATCCATAATGTTAGAGACAAAAGAAAAATCACCAGCTTTTATTTCATTTGTTTCTTCTGTCGCTAATTTTTTAGCCTCTTTTTTGGAGTAGCCTTCATCAAGATATAGATCTAATAATTCTTTATAAATTGTTTTCCTGTCTTTTTCCCATAGATGCTTCATTTCCCCTGTCCACGATACGGTTTCCAATTTCTTTTCTTATGTTTATTTTTTGGATTAGTATTAATTGAATGGCCTATACTTGTTTGCATGTGTCTAGTCATTTCAATTTTATCTTTTAACCCTATCCCTTTTTTCATTGCCATTAGTGTAGTACCTTTTCATTATTATTATTATTTGTTAGTGCTTTCCAACTTACAGGAAATAGTTTACAAATTATTTTATTCCATTCTCTAGCCAGTTCTTTAATCTCCTCCTGTGCGGTGTCTTCACTGCGTAAATTATACGCTCTAGAAAATGCAGCCAGTGAACCTGTCACGTAATAACTTGTGAACATTGATTGAGGCAGAACCATCCTGGCTTGTTCAGGACAAATATTTAATTCTAATAATGACTTATAAGTTCTCATGCACATAGAATATAATTCTCTTGGACTATTAGTTGACTGATCTAAAGCACGGTATACTCCATCAATAAACCAAATTTTCTGCTCCATTTCTTTCTCTGTCAAACCATCTTTGTCAGAACCTTGTTTAATATTATCTGCTTTAAACCTCCATGTCTCAGGCGAATAAAATTCAGGATCATCATCCACGTACCTTCTACTTACTTCATTGTAAGTAAAACCAATAGTGTGTTTAAATCTTTGTCGCGCAACAAAAATAGGCACAGTCTCTCTTAAAGTAATCGAGCAATGAGTGAAGGGTGTGAAGTGATTGTGCTTTGCCAGGTATTTAATTAGTTTAATGTCTTTTTCATGTAGTTCTTTTTCAGTTGGTGGTGACTTAACATTTTTTCTCCATGAAGATTGCTTGTCAAAAGAAACTCTAGCGGCATTGACAACAGTAAGATCATCCCCTAAATTAGCTATAAGTTCAGCCTTCATTTAATCTCCTATCTGATATCTGTTCTAGTTTACTTTCTAAGTAAGTAACTTTTTTTCTCAAATAAATATTCTGCTCATTTAGTTCTGCTATTCTTTTATAATTATTATAAGTTGAGTTAGTCATTTGAGCTATTTGATCTTTTAATATTTTAACAATTGAACTTTCAGACTGGTCATACATTTGTTTTACTTTCTAATTATTTTTAAAACTTCATCACGCAGGACTTGCACTCTGGTAGCTAGGTCATGTAGCTGATGTTCTTGTTTTAAATTTAAGTAAGACATTTCATTTATCTTATCTAATACTTCATTAATAGTTGCAATTAAATAACAGTTATCTTTTTTTACTTCATCTAACAATCCCGATAAACTTGTCTGTAACATTCGCGGGTCTACTAATCCTCCTTCATTTTTACAAGCACGTAATTCATCTATCGTATTTTGTAGTGTCTTCTCCATTATGCGTTATCTCCAAAACCAAATTCAGGATAGTCCTCACAGTATTGACTTAATCCCTCTTGTATATCTTGTAAATCTTTAAGTATATTTTCTATGTATTCTTGATTTATACTTCTAAATGAGTTTGAATTTAACGAATTAAAAATTAATTCTTTTAAGGATATGCTACTCATCATAGAAGGCGGGTGGTCTAAGTTATCTCTGTATAAAGATATACTAGAAATTTTTTCTCTTCTTTCATACTTTAAGAAAACTTCCTCTACAATTTTAATCCTCTTCACAATTTTACTCCCCTGTAATAGAACTAACAAATAAAAGGGACAGGTCTATTAAATTAAATAAACCTGCCCCTGTAACATAACTAGTGAACACTTCTCAAAGATTCGGGTATAGAATTTTGTTCTACATGCCACTCTTCAAGGCCATTCAGAAAGTCGTTAATGTCGTCCAGGTCTAACTCTTCTACATGGTTAGCATCTGCGACACCCACAAGATAATCTCTCATATATGAAGGGATTTCCTCATGTGATTTATACTTGTAAACCATTTCAACTTCCTTTCTCGTTATTGTTAAGCTGCTTCAAGAAACTCTTCAAACACTTTAGACTTAAACCATTTGCGTACAGTCTCTTGCCGCTTGAATAAACTATCATTGTCGGCGTTGCTACGCAATGGGAACCGCTCATCATTGTGACTAGCGTAGTGCGTCATAGCTGAAGTAACAGCAAACACATTGTTACCTCTGTTATAAACCTCATCCGCATACTGAGCATACAGTCTATCTGCTAAAGTATTTTTTCTCTGTAGGTTTTGATTCTTAGTTAACTCAGAAAACAGAAGCCTAACATTGTGTAGAGGACCAATCCTAGTATCTGCCCATTGTTGATGCATCTCAACCACATTTTTATAGTTAACCATGCAGTCTTGAAAAGCAGATATGAAGCCATCAACAGTAAAGTTTTTAGTGTGCTTACGTTTGGTTACATCATAGTCACCTGTAATCATACCGTTAGTGCAGAAGGTATCTATCAAGCCACCATAGAAAACTACGGATGATGATCCATTAAAAGTATTCTTGAGAATAAATCTAAGGATCATATCTGTCTTATGTCCTACGTCTGTCTCAACAGATTTCTTAATAGTGGGAAAGATATACTCTGCATGACATACCGCGCCATTTTTAGAGATATGATCTTTTATCTGCACGTTTTCTAATGCAGATGGGTCAAAGTAATTAATCATCTGTTCTTGTAGAGGCATAAGTATTTCCTCATTCTCTACTATTCTATAGTTAGATTTTACTACAGATAGGAAAGCATCCTGGTCTACAATGCCATCACCGCGAGTTAACATTTTATGATTGTTAGCTCCGCATCCTGTAGTTTCTCCAATTACATTTTGATCAAACACTTTAAAAAATATTTCTCTGTCGTTCGTGGTAGTAAGATGGTCTAACATTTTTTATCTCCTGTTTGTTAGGTTACAGTTTAAGGTGAAACAATTTTTCTAAATTAATTATTTTACTTTCTAACATCTCCACTTTCTTATGTAAAGCCTCTATATCAACTTTATTTACCTGAACCTCTAAAAGATTGCTATCAATTATGAGTGAGTGTTCCGCTATCTTATCGGTATGTTCCGCGTCAGTGATAGCTCCTTTAACACCTACCGCTGCACCACCAGCTAAAAGCATTGGCGCACAACCTCCCACAGTTACTACCAATAAAGTTAATAATAACATGTGTATAGCTATAAACTTCTTCATTTTTTTACTCCTTCACCTATCCATGAATAAATAGTTATTTCTCTGTCCCTGTTAGCAGTCTCGCCATTAACAGGGCATCGTGTAATAATGATATTATCTTTCGTATCTATTACTAGATTAATCATCCTAGCTATAAATTCTTTTTTAGGTTGTTCTCCGTCCTCTCTCCAAAATATTTGAGAACATATCTCTTTTCTTTTATAATCAGGCGCATACTCTATGTATGCTGTCACCTGTTCTTTTTTTCCCATGTCAGCCTCTACGTTACTTTTAACTACATCTATCATGCTATTCACTACAGTCATAAATTTTCTCCTGGGTCTTCGCTTTCCCAATCTAATTGCCCTATTCTCATGGCAAAATTACGCGCATTTTTAGTATTAACTAATTCATATATTTCATGGGATACATCCATACCATCCTGATTACACACTTCTATGTCTACACCACAGATGTCGTTCCCGTACACTTTTAGTAACTTGTAAGCTATTTGGTTTAAATTAGGGCCAGACATATCTATATTTATTGTCTCGCGCCTATGTCCTTCATAGCAGCCTGATATTCTCATTCTACTCTCCTTAATACATTATACGTTTTTTTTCAGTGTACTTACCGTTATTAATAACAGTCTCATAGATTGCGTCAGCGTACCTATCCGAAAGAGACATAAGAATATTATGCTCCCTGCCGGTTAACTCATGGAATAAGATGCCATAGGTTAACAGGTTACTGTACATAGCCTCAAACACATCGTACTTTATATCTTTTTTTATTATATTTTTTTGCCTATCGTCCATTATTTCATACCGTACTTGTTGGGACTGGTTCTTTTTTTAGCATCGTTCTTAACTTTACTTACCTTTTTTTTAGGTATTGTAGATTGTTTAATGTACCATCCTACTGTAACACCTATGCCATAACAGATTGCCGCAGAAGCAATAAGCATAAAGAAACAAGAATTTGTCATATCAACTACCTTTTTTTCTATTCGCTTGTAGAAAGATGTCTTCTCGTTTTGTTGTATAGTTACTTGCAGAGTAGGACTTACCTTGAATTTCCCTAAGTTCTTTCTCGCCATATCCTAAACGCTCCCAAATAATCCTTCTGTTGACCAAGTGACTTTGCTCTATTTCAGCCTTAGACTGGCCGTTATATTCTACTGCATAATTCCTAACTAGCAGCGCATTGTTTAAAGTAGTTTGCCTATCAGTCCATGAATCATAGATCCAAAACTCACCAAGTATCCTACCAAACTT